CTGAACTTATCTCATACCTCGCTCCAGCTTGGTTCTTGGGGAAGTACCCTCAGAAGAAGATTATTATGTCTTCACATACGGCTGATCTTGCTGTCAATTTTGGTCGTAGAGTGCGTAACCTTGTGGGTTCAGGGCCTTATAAAGACATTTTCCCGCAGGTAGAGTTGCAAGCTGACTCAAAATCAGCATCACGATGGGGTACAAACTTCAACGGAGAGTATTTTGCTATTGGTGTGGGTGGCGCTCTTGCTGGTAGGGGCGCTGACTTGTTTATTATTGATGACCCTCACTCTGAGCAAGAAGCAAAGACTGGGAGGTCAGATGTGTTTCTTCCTGCTTGGGAGTGGTTTCAGTCTGGTCCTCTCCAGCGTCTTATGCCGGGCGGCGCAATTATTGTTGTAATGACACGATGGTCAAAACTTGACCTGACTGGGCAGATTGTGACCCAGATGGACCGCAATGAAGACGTAGATAAGTGGGAAGTGGTTGAGTTTCCGGCAATTAAAGACGACGGCACGGCACTTTGGCCTGAGTTTTGGGATGTAGACGAGCTTTTGTCTAAAAAAGCAGCCCTAGATATACGGTATTGGAACGCTCAGTACATGCAGCAGCCAACTTCTGAGGAAGGAGCGCTAATTAAGAGAGAGTGGTGGCAGATTTGGGATAAAGACGACCCTCCTGAATGCGAATTTACAATTATGGCGCTAGACGCTGCCCAAGAAACTAACAATAGAGCCGACTACAACGCCTTGACGGTCTGGGGCGTGTTTTTTAACGAAGAAACCAAGAATTTCAACATTATTTTGCTTAATTCCATCAAAAAACGGCTTGAGTTTCCAGAATTAAAAAAACTTTGCATTGAAGAATACAAAGAATGGGAACCAGATTCGTTTATCGTAGAGAAGAAATCTAACGGTGCAGCCCTATATCAAGAGCTAAGACGCATGGGGATGCCGGTAGGTGAGTTCACACCGGGCAAAGGACAAGATAAAATTAGTCGAGTTAATGCTGTTTCAGACCTTTTTGCCTCTGGAATTGTATGGTGTCCTGACCGCAGGTGGGCTAAAGAGGTTGTCGAAGAGTGCAATGATTTCCCTAGCGGAGCCAACGACGACTTGGTAGACTCTACAACATTAGCACTGATGCGGTTCAGACAGGGCGGGTTTATACGCCTACCAAGTGATGAGCCAGAAGATAACCCTGTATATAACTACCGACGCAAAACGGCATACTACTAAGGATAAGTCATGGCAATTGAAAAGAGTTTGTATGCAGCCCCTCAAGGTCTTGAAGCACTAGACCAAATGAATCAAGATGAGCCTGCGCTTGAGATTGAGATTGAAGACCCGAAGTCGGTGACCATTGGTCTAGATGGTGAGCCAATACTTACGTTTACCGCTGAAGAAGCCGAAGAAGATTTTAGTAAAAATTTAGCTGAAGACATGGATGATAGCGAGCTTCAGTCTATTGCCAGTGAGTTAGCAGGTGACTATGAGGATGATGTGTCGAGTCGCAAGGACTGGATGCAGACTTACGTTGATGGGCTTGAGTTGCTTGGGCTAAAGATTGAAGAAGGCTCTGAACCTTGGGAAGGTGCGTGTGGTGTATATCACCCGCTAATGACTGAAGCGTTAGTTAAGTTTCAAGCTGAGACGATGATGGCAACGTTTCCTGCTGCCGGACCGGTTAAAACACAAATCATTGGCAAAGAAACTCCTGACAAAAAAGAATCAGCGGTTCGTGTTCAAGACGACATGAATTATCAGTTAATGGACATAATGACTGAGTATCGCCCTGAGCATGAGCGCATGTTGTGGGGCTTAGGTCTGTCGGGTAATGCGTTTAAAAAAGTTTATTACGATCCGAGCATGGAGCGCCAAGTAAGTATCTTTGTACCAGCAGAAGATATTGTGGTTCCTTATGGTGCATCGAACATTCAGACCGCTGAGCGTGTCACGCACGTTATGCGCAAGACTGAAAACGAAATGCGCAAGTTGCAGGTAGCTGGGTTTTATTGTGATGTGGATTTGGGTGAACCAAACAATACGCTTGATGAAATAGAAAAGAAGATTGCTGAGAAGTTAGGGTTTAGGGCTACGTCTGATTCACGGTATAAGCTCCTTGAGATGCAGGTCAACTTAGACCTTGTAGGGTATGAGCATAAAGATGATGATGGCGAAGAGACAGGCATTGCGCTTCCGTATATTGTTACGATTGAAAAAGGTAGTAACAAAGTTTTAGCAATTCGCCGCAACTGGGAGCCTGATGATGAGACTCACGCAAAAAGACAGCATTTGGTCCACTACGGTTATGTTCCGGGTTTTGGGTTTTATTATTTTGGTCTTATTCATTTGGTTGGGGCTTTTGCTAAGTCTGGTACATCGCTCATTCGTCAACTAGTTGATGCAGGCACACTGAGTAATTTGCCCGGTGGCTTTAAAACCCGTGGGATGCGCATCAAGGGCGATGACACACCGATTGCTCCGGGCGAGTTTAGGGATGTAGACGTACCAAGCGGCACGATGAGAGATAACATCCTGCCCTTACCCTACAAAGAGCCAAGCCAAGGGTTGCTGGGTTTGATGAACCAAATTGTGGAAGAGGGTCGTAGGTTTGCTAATACGGCTGATCTACAAGTCAGCGACATGAGTTCACAAGCCCCGGTAGGTACAACGCTTGCAATTCTTGAAAGAACATTAAAAGTGATGAGTGCTATTCAAGCGCGGGTTCACTACTCGATGAAGCAAGAGTTAGGGCTGCTCAAGAAAATCATTGCTGACTACACGCCCGAGGACTACGACTATGAACCCACAGAAGGCAGTCGTAAAGCTAAGAAGGCTGATTACGATGATGTTAATGTTATTCCTGTTAGTGATCCTAATGCCTCGACAATGGCGCAGAAAATCGTCCAGTATCAGGCCGTTCTTCAGTTAGCAATGCAAGCACCACAGATGTACAACATGCCGCTATTGCATCGCCAAATGCTGGATGTGCTGGGTATAAAAGAAGCTAATAAACTGATTCCAATGGAAGAAGATCAAAAGCCAAAAGACCCAGTCAGTGAGAATCAAAACGTGTTGATGATGAAGCCCGTGAAGGCGTTTATGTATCAAGACCATCAAGCTCATATGGCAGTTCACATGTCTGCTATGCAAGACCCTAAGATCATGGCGTTATTGCAAAATAATCCTATGGCACAACAACTACAAGCCGCAATGATGGCGCATATTAATGAGCATCTAGGGTTTGAGTATCGCAAACAAATTGAACAACAACTGGGCATGAACTTACCAGCCCAAAAAGATGCATCTGGCGAAGATGTCAATATGGACCCAGAGGTTGAAGCTCGTCTAGCTCCTATGTTGGCTCAGGCTGCACAACGTCTACTGCAGATGAATCAAAGTCAAGCTCAACAGCAGCAAGCGCAGCAACAAGCGCAAGACCCGTTAATTCAGATGCAACAAGCAGAGCTTCAAATTAGACAACAAGAAGTGCAACGCAAAGCGCAGAAAGATCAAATGGATGCTCAACTTAAACAGGCGCAGCTTCAGATAGACAAAGAGCGCGTAGATAATCAAGCACAAATTGATGGTGTGCGCGTTGGTCTAAAAGCAGAGCATGATCGTAAAATTTTTGAGTCTAAACAGACCCTTGAGTCAATACGTCTTGGACTGGATGCAGAGACTAAACGTAGGCAACTTGAACAACAATCAAGGCAGCAAACAAAAGGCAGATAACAAATGGATATGTACGATGTTTTAGTTAAAGAGATTGATGACAAAGTAAAACAACTCAGTGAACATATTGGTTTAGGAAGAGCCGAGACGTTTGAAGAGTACAAAAGACTGTGTGGTGAGATTCGAGGTCTTCTCATTGCAAGAGGATATACCCTAGACCTTAAACAACGCATGGAGCATTCTGATGAGTGAAATCCTTATTGGCTCAAACCCCAATAATCCACAAGTAGTAGGTATGTATCGCTCTGAGGCTACCGCCGAAGAAAAAGCAAGCCAGTTACCTAGGCCGTCTGGCTATCATATTTTGTGTGCTATCCCAGAAGTAGACAAAATGTACGACAGCGGGATTGCCAAAGCTGGCGAGACTATGCACATTGAGGAGGTGTTAACTACAGTGTTATTTGTAGTTGATTTAGGCCCCGATTGCTATAAAAACAAAGATAAGTTCCCAACAGGTCCGTGGTGCAAAAAAGGTGATTTTGTGTTGGTCAGACCCAACTCAGGTAGCCGTTTAGTCATTCACGGTCGTGAATTTCGCATGATTAACGATGATACGGTTGAGGGTACAGTTGATGACCCACGCGGTATTAAGCGCAAATAAAGGAGCCACATCATGGCTGAATTTGAAAAAAATGAAT